CGTCTGACAGATCGAAATCGACGGTCGCTAGAACAACAGTTCCTTCCCATTTGCCACGAGTCCTCAAGTCTTTTATTGTTTGTTCAGCCTTCCCGAGATATAATCTGTCAGTTATCAGCGCAAATACTGTGCTCATTGTAATCCACTTTTAAAATCCACTTTTAAAAAAAGTGGAGCAAAACAACGCAAAATCCACTTTTATAATCAACTTTTAAAAAAGTGGAGCAAAACAATGCCGACATCCATTATTTTTTTGATTCTGAACTATTTTTATTTGTTGAATAACCAGCAAATAAAATTATATTGTTATAAGCTTCGCAAAAAGCACACCATTTGGCTCCGCTATTTGGCTCCGCTATTTGGCTCCGCTATTTGGCTCCACCTTTCTCAAAGGTGGATTTCTCAAAGGTGGATTTACTCTTGTTTGTTCTTCTCGGCGAACGGACCGCTCACCAGCTGACTCTTGCCATTGTCCGACTTTCCCACAACGACATTCTCACCCTCGAACAACTCGGCGCGAATATCCGCCGCTGAAATGGCGTCATTTCCCTTCAGTGCCTCTTCTTGCGTATTCGCATTATTGACGCCGACTAAATTGCCCTGCTCGTCGATGGACTGCGTAAGCATATTTCCCGACTTCTCGGCATTCTTGATATTCTCCTCAATCGCCTTCTGTTTCGACTCTTTGACGCGCTGCTCAAATGCCGTCTTGGCACTCGACTCGTTCTTGTTCTTCTCCGACATCAGCTGGTTCAGTTCGTCCTCCATGTACTCCACGCGCCCCGTCTTGTAAGCATCAGGGTCCCAAGGCATCCACATCCCCACCGGCCCCACATACACATCGTGGTTCGGGTCCACTTCTCTTAACAGCTTGCACCTCAGCTCCGCCTCCTCCTGGCTGGGATACGAACCTCGAATCTTGAGACCGCGGGTGCAAGTCTGGAAATTGCAAGTCGCGGCAAACGACTTCTCGAGCTCCTCCTCGTTGTTGTCAACAAATGTCTTGTATTCGTCCGACATGTTGGTGACCACCAAATTATCCTTCTCATCCTTCACAAACTCCTTGAAGTCGTTGGACACATCATCAAACGACACACCGTATTTGAAAGAAACGAAATTCAGAAACTGAACAAACTTTTCCATCGACTTGTTGAATTCCCACTTCTTTAGGAACTCCTCAAACATGAAAATCTCCTTCTGCTTCAGAATCTTCTCCGGCGACACAAACGAAACACATGCGAATTTCTGGCCGGCGAGAGGCTTGTCCTCCTCCAGCAGATCAACATACTTGGGGTTGGCCTTTCCATTGACCGATTTTCTCTCGTAGGGCTTAGAGTAACTCATTTCATCTATTTAGCGATTACATTTTAAGTAATTTATCGCAGATATTATATTTCCATTGCACATTTTTTTTTCTGTTTATTTAATATAATGAGCAGTTTAGTTAATGTCAATGAACTCGTGAAGAGGATCATCAAATACCTTGTCGAGGGTCTCATGGTCGCCATCGCCGCGTATGCGATTCCTAAAGCCAGAAATGCCCTGAATATTGAGGAGATCATCTTCATTGCCGCCACCGCCGCCGCCACCTTCAGTATCCTCGATACTTACATTCCCAGTATGGGTGTTTCTGCTAGGTCGGGAGCCGGATTCGGTATTGGAGCAAATCTTGTAAAATTTCCTGGAGGTTTCTAACGATAATATGGTGCGAACCCTTTAAGTCTTTATAACAATTAATTATAACAACTTAAAAACATCCACTTTTAGAAAAAGTGGAGCAAAATGTAATACATTTTTCGTGTTGAATAATCTAAATTTTTATTATTTATTAGTTGAATAAATAATAACTGTGTTTTCACTTCGCTTTAACGCTTTTCTATATTGCAATGAAAGGTGGATTAGGAGAGGTGCGGAGAACCTAGGTTCTCTGCCTAGATAGTAGGAATGAACTCCCAGTCCAGTTCCGCACAAATATTCTTCCAAATTGTGTCCTGTTCGATCCGCTTCTCTCTATCCTTCAACATGGGGAAGTGTTCCAGATACTGTTCTTCGCCCAGCAACTCGCACAACTTGTAAGCGGTGTAATAGTAGTTCAGGAAATTCACGCGATCGTCCGGACAGAATTTCGAATATGGCGACTGCAGCTCAACGAACAAATTGCACAGCGTTTCCTCGAGTTCCTGCGACATGATTGGTGGTTTGATGCCCAGTTTATCTTTGATAAAAGGGATATGCTCGTAATACTTGTTGTAGCCGAGCTTCTTCAGAATCTCCTTGGTTTTGTGATTGGTTATCTGCATCAATTCGATTCTCTCTTTCTTGATTTGAAGCTTGATATTTTCAATAACATCTGGGGGAATCTGTGTGGTTTCCTTGCCCTGAAACTGGGCGAGTATTTCCTTGAAATGATTGATGCGCTTGTAAGCATAAAAGCAAACCTCCTTTGGCGGCTCCTTGTAAGACGGTTTTTCGTTCTCGATCAAGTAAGGAATTTGCCGAGAGCAGAGATTGCAAATCAAAATGCCTTCGTCTTCTAATGGAATGAGCTCACCCTTGTTGCAATACTTACAAATGTCAGACTGAGATACAAACGCATTTACATCCAAGAATGAATCGTCGATATTACTCAGGTATTGCTGAACTATATTGTGGGTTTTTTGTTGGCACGATTCTTCCATATTTTCATCCTCTTTGATCTTAAAGAATGAATTCAGTTTCTGATTCTTGGTCATTGTTGCTCCTTCGGAAATGTTCTTCTTGTTCTCGAAATAGTCAAAAATGAATTTTGAGTTGTCTAGTAAATAATCCTTTTTTCGTAACTTGTACTCTCGAATAGTTTCTTTTATCTCGTTTATTCGGTCGTTGATGTCGAGCCGTTGTTCTACATTGATGTCAGGGTTTTCAATACTCGACTGTAACACTTTGCGCTCCGATTGGAGTTGTGGGATGCGATCATAATCGTCTTTGGAAAAATCATTCATAAACTCTTTATGCTTGCCATCTAATGTTATTGCGTTCTTCTTGTTATATTTGATCTTCTTTGCAGTTTTGGGTTTGAATGAAGGCATTTTATTACATACTCGTTGCTTTTTATTTAATTTATAATAAAAATATAATATATTATGCCAACCAAAAAGAAATCATTACAGAAAAATAACTATACGCGAAAACAAAAAGAGCGGTTGGCCAATCAAGTGTATAATCTAACAGACGCTGATGTATTGGCGGATTTTACAAAATTAGTGGAAATTGGCTGCAAACAACATGCCGCGCTCAGCACTGTAGGCAACGATGTTGTGAATAAATACACCGCCGTAGAGCGGTTGAATACCGCCGGTTATCAAAACATCAGTTTCTATGATGTTTGGTTCAATAAAAACCGATTGAAGAGAGAAAAATATGTAAAGAAACTGCTTGATTTCTACAAGAAGACGCGGAAGGGGTATCCCGAGATCAAAGTGATGTTTCGTTTATCCAACTTGTATTTCTCGTCAGTGTCTATTTTTAAGCCCCTGATTGCGATGGATGTATATTGCCGGTTTCAACCCAAGTGTGTGCTGGATTTCACAATGGGGTGGGGCGGTCGTCTGGTGGGCGCATGTGCTTTGAATGTGCCGAAGTATATTGGGATAGATTCCAATAAGAACTTGAAAACACCTTACAACAAAATGTGTAAATTCTTGAAGAAACACTCGACCACGGATATCGAATTGTACTTTCGTGATGCATTGTCGGTTGATTACTCCAAGTTGGATTACGATTTAGTGTTAACGAGCCCACCATATTACAATATTGAACTCTACGATGGTGCGAATAAACAGAAGACGAAGGAGGAATGGGACGAACAATTCTACAAACCAATATTTGAGAAAACATACAAACATTTGAGTTCAGGAGGTCACTACTGCTTGAATGTGCCCGAGGAAGTGTTTGATACAATTGCAGTAAAGGTACTTGGAAAACCCCGGGCAAAGATCCCGTTGGCCAAAGCCCAACGAAGCGCTGGAGAGAAATATCACGAGTATATTTATGTGTGGGTCAAAAGTTGATCAAAAGAAGGTTGTCCACAGAAGGTGCTTTCGCTGTTGTTTCGCTTTAACGCCTTCTCCAGCGAAACTAGTGAAATGTGGAGTGTAACAAGTTAAAAAATAGGATTAGTTTTCTTACTTTTTAATAGATGGATCTGAAAATAGATATAAGGAGTTATTTAGAAAAACCAGATTTGAAAATAGATGCAATCAAATTTCAGAAAATGTTGCTATTATACAATGCAATTGAAGAGGGTTGGTCTTTGAAGAAGCGCAACGACTCTTATGTATTCACGAAAAACCATGAAGGCAAGAAGGAGGTTTTTCACGAAGATTATCTGTTGAAGTTTATGAAGACTAATTTAGATTTATCATCCACCTTATCCACCATTGAATCCACCTTTGAAAAAGGTGGAGCCAAATAGCATACGAAACGGCAATTTTATCTTTGGTTCCACCTTTTCCCAAAAGGTGGATAAGGTTGATTCTCAAAGGTGGATTTTTGACTCCACCTTTTCCCAAAAGGTGGACCAAAAGGTGGAATCTATCAAATCGTTTGCTACATCTGTTTGTAGGACACGAATTACTGAATACCCATTGTCGTTTGCACATTTGGTCTTGAATAAATCTTGCTGTTGTTGCAGTTCTGGAGACCGCCAGTTTGCCACTTGTGTAAAATGCTGCGGTCCATCCAATTCTATTATTATTTTATGTTCCTCGATCGCAAAATCAAATGGGAGAAATCGTTTTTGTTTGCACCATTCGGCTTTGAATTGCCGTTTGACTGTTGGATATCTAGATTGCAGTATGGTAAATAATTTATACTCTGTCTTGTTGATGCAGTGAGGACAACCTACACCTAGCAAATGACTGAATTGTTTTTGTGTGAAAATTCCATGTTCTTTGCATATTATATCAACATATGTCCGATTGTTTATATATTCAACTTGTGAGTAATCGTATTTATCTCCGTGAATTTTGCATGCTTTGTCGACAAACTCGGGTTTGGTCAATGTGACATTGTTGGCACATTTGGGACACCCGCATTTCCGATTTAGGTGAAAATCAGGTATTTGTTGGAATGTTCCGTGTTTATTACATATAATTGTAATTTTCGTATCTGCATTCACATAATTTACATTAGAGTAATCGTATTTGTCTTCGTGCGCGATAATAGCTCGTTTTACATACTCTTCAGTAGTCATTTTTCCGTTATTTGCACATTTTTGACAATTGTAACCACATAAATGATTGTTCGGAGTTTGCTCGAAATCTCCGTGCTCTTTGCATCCAATTGTAATCTTTGTTTTAGCATTTATATATACGACTTTTGAATAATCGTATTTGTTTCCATGAACTGCTGTAGCTTTTTCTACAAATTTTTCATTTTTTGTAAGTTCCATCGATTTAATTGACATATAAACGACAAACTTTATATCAATTTTATTTCAATTAAATGTTTTTGTAAAAATTTTTTTTCTTTAGCCATTATATAATACAATGGGAGGTGGTCTTATGCAGCTCGTCGCCTATGGCGCCCAAGATGTTTACCTTACTGGTAACCCGCAAATTACTTTTTGGAAGGTGACGTACCGCAGGTACACGAACTTCGCGATTGAGTCTATCGAACAGACTTTTAACGGACAGGCCGATTTCGGTCGTCGTGTCCAGTGTGTGATCAGCAGGAACGGAGATCTTGCTTACCGCACCTATCTCCAGGTGACTCTCCCGGAGATCAACCAGAACATGGGAGGCACCAACAACGACGTCTATGCCCGCTGGCTGGATTTCCCCGGAGAGCAGCTGATCGCTCAGGTTGAGGTTGAGATCGGAGGCCAGCGCATCGATCGCCAGTACGGCGACTGGATGCACATCTGGAACCAGCTCACGATGACCCAGGAGCAGCAGCGCGGGTACTTCAAGATGATCGGTAACACGACCCAGCTTACCTTCATCACCGACCCGTCTTTCTCCGACATTGATGGCCCTTGCGACTCCAGCGCGCCCCGCCAGGTTTGCGCTCCCAGGAACGCCCTCCCGGAGACGACTCTTTATGTCCCCCTCCAGTTCTGGTTCTGCACCAACCCCGGTCTGGCTCTTCCCCTGATCGCTCTTCAGTACCACGAGGTCAAGATCAACCTTGACATCAGGCCCATTGACGAGTGCTTGTGGGCGGTTACCTCGCTGAACTGCACTG